TCGCTGATAGAGAGTTCGCCAATATCGGTTAAAGCGGTCATAGGCCTTCCAGTAAACGGTCATTATCAAGGGCAGCACGCCGCCCTTTGGAATGTCCGTTAGGTAACAGTAACCGTATGCACGGCCACAAAGTTGCCGTCTTCGGTGTTGATGATGATCTGCGCGCTGCCGGTGGCGACACGCGTAACGGTAACGGTATTTCCTGAGGCGGTAGCCGTTGCCTTGGTCGCATCGGTAGTCGCTACAGTGAAGTCTTTGTTGGTAGCGCCGGTTGGTGCGATATTCACCGTGAAGGTGCTGGTACCACCTGCCGTGCCGGTGCTGGTTGTCGGGGTTACCGTCACGCCAGTCACCGCTACCGCAGTGATTTCGTTCACTTCGATAGTGCTCGCGTCACCGACTTTGAACTCAGTAGAGAACGTGACGATGTCGTTGGTGCCACCGTCAGAGCTCAGCGCCGTGATGTTCATGTAGCCGATGAATTCTACCGGGCCGTAGTCCATGCGCACCCACATACCCGGCTGGCGTTTGGCCTTCAGTTCGTCAGCGAAATACTTGATGAACTTGCCAACGCCGTACTGATCCAGTTTGTCCTTCTTGCGCACTTCGCCTTCAAAGCTCAGGGTGAAGTCACTGTTGGTGATGATGGTCTCGACATAGCCGCCGCCGTCATCCGCATCAGAGGTAACCGAGTTCGGGTTGAAGTCGAAGCCTTTCGACGTACCAGCAGCCAGCGCCTTCCACTCTGATTCGAGTGGTTTGACATCCGGGCAGCCATCGGCGACTTCCAGCACGACCGCACCGCCGAAAAGGCGCTCGTTCGAGTTCTGGCAATTAGCCATGTGAAACTCCTCTTTGACGTATAAAAGAAAACCCGCCGGAGCGGGTTATTTGGTTGGGAATGGCTAGTCGCCAAACGTGCAGGCAAATTGCAATCGGAAGACTATTCGCCCTTCTTCTGTGGGAACCGGCGCGGGAATTGCGCCCATGTTCTGGATGTAGCCGACGCATTCGTCAGCCATAGGATTATCCTGGACGTACTCGACGATGCGCCGCACGGCGTTGAGTGCTTCTTTACGCTTATCTTTTGCGCCTACGACATCGACAAGGACATAATAATCAGTCCCCAATCCATACCTTATCGCAGATCCTCCATTTGGCCTGAATACCATGATCGCCTTCGACAGGTCGCCAGGGTCGTCGTACATCAGCTGCTGCACCGTGAAGCCAGTCGTTAGCCCGGCGTCGCCGAACATATTGCGAACCCGCTCGTGCATCATGGGTGTCATAGCGAAAGCTCCTTGCGCATAACCGCATCAACGTTATCGCGCTCTTCATTCGCGCCTTTGGTAAGGAATTGAGGCTCACCGTGAGGGTCCCAGTAGTTACCCGTTCCTGTCCCGCCGCCGAACTGCTGCCCAGCACGTGTCGTACCAAAGTGCGCGCGCGGCTGGCCTTTCAGTTTGCCTGAAGCCTCATGCACGTACGCGGCATAGTTGGCTGAGTAGCCGATGCGCCCGGTAATGAACACGCCGCCTGCGTCGATTTCCCGGAACTGGCTGTTAATCAGCGTAGAGGTGTCGATCGGGGTGTAATAGGCCGCCCGGGCACCGATAAGAATCATCGCCGACTGCAGCGCGCGGATTACCTTTCGCCCCTTAACGTCGTTGATGACATCGTTCAGGTGCTTCTTCGCCTGGCTGATGCCCTTCACTTTGATGCCCATGGTTTTCTCCAGGCAATAAAAAAGGCCGCCTAAGCGACCTTTAAAATAAGCGCTGAGTGGCAGCACTTCATGTATATGGCAATGGCTAATTGCTCTACCTTTAACACCCTGCCAAGGATGACTACACGACCCTTTTCCACTCAGCAAGCCTATATTAATCGCCCCATGATTCAGATACCAGTCAGGATGGCGTAATCATCCGCCTGGCGCTCGAACGTGTCGGCATAGCGGATAACCTGCCGCACCTCGTCGGCACCGGCCACAACCGGGTCCGCTTCGGTCGATATGCCAATCAGCAGATAATCGCCTGCGGCCGCCAGCGCGAACTCCGTCCAGACGGTATTTTTCACGACGATTTCAGCGCCCAGGCTGGCTAACTTCTTGCTGAGCCCTCCCTCGTAATCACAGAGGATTTGCTCAGGTTCGGCATAGCCCAGCGGGTCGCCGTATTCGTCATTGCCTTCCTGCTTGCGCCAGATGGTTGCCGTGGCGGTATATGACCAGTTCGCTACCGATGACATCAGCCCTCCTTCCAGCGCAGCACCTTCGCGCCAGTCGCCCGGATGCGCGGGCAGTTGATATGCCACTCGCCGTCAGATTTAACGTAGCCGGTAGTTTCCCGCCCCGTGTCGGTCATCACCCAGACGCGGGTGAACGAGCGAGGCAGGCCGTGCTTAACTGATTTGTACGTCATCAGCAGCCCCCGACCACCATGAACAGGCCGACGCTGTTACCGGCGCTGATTGGCAGTTCACCGGTGCAGCCGCTGGTATCGAGACGGGCCAGCGAGTCGCGCAACCATGTGATGCTTTCGTCACCATATTCAAACGAGCGGGACGCGCCAGACGGCGCCCCCTGCGATTTGATGCGGCGCGCGCCGGACGACGTAGCCATCAGCGCGGCGGCATACATCAGGATCAGCTTAGCGGTGCAGTCGTCATACCCAGCGCCATCGAGGCACGGGATAATCTTGTTCACCACGCAGAGAATCGGCTCCAGCAGCGCGCCCGGGATGGAGTAACCCAATTCACCGAGGAACGCCTGCACGTCTGCCGCTGTGATTGGGTCAGCCATGGTTATTTCGCCTTTTTGGTTGCTTCTGCCAGTGCGGCTTCAGCTTCGTCGGCGCGTTTGTTCGCGGATTCCAGCTCAGTTGCATGAGCCTGCTTCAGCTGCTCAAGCGCATCGGCATGCTCTTTGTCTTTCGCATCAGCGTCAGACTGCGCCTGCTTCAGCTGCTCAAGAGCATCATTGAGTTTTGACTGCAAATCGGATGCACCGGATGCCACAGGCGCAGACGGAGTCGCCACTTCAAAGACGAGCTTCTCACCCTTCTTGTCAGTTGATTTTTCTGCCTTACCCTGCTCGATCCACTTTTCAGCGATCGAGTCATCGACGTCATAAACCTGTCCAGCCTCCAGCTTTTGAAGGCTGGCACCGGCAAAGAGGTTTGCTACCAATACCTTTACGAGTGCCATATTATTTCCTTAGCTCGAAGCGTGAATAACAGAGTAGTGACCGTTGATGTCCTGCTTGACCATCAGTCCAGCAGCCCCCCAGGTACGCCAAACGTAATCTGAGTTGTAAAACTGACGCGGATCAGCGACGGTACCGAACGCCTGGCCGACGATAGGAGCAATCACGCCAGCCTGTAGCGGCACGATTACGATTTCGTTGCCGGTCAACTCAGCATCTTCTTTGATTGCCGCGATGCCTGACAGTTTGGAGATCTCTTCCAGCACGGTGCGGAGAGAGTTCACATCGAAGTACTGTTCCCAGTTGGACATGATTTCGCTGGAGACGTACCACGTCTGCTGGCCGTACTGCATGTTTTGCAGCTTGAGGACGTCACGCAGGGCAATCGCCGCGGCACGCATGGCTTTCGGGTCGGTGCTGGTTGCGAAGTTAACGGTCAGTGTCACCTGCGCCACACGCTCATCGTGACGTAAACCCTTCCAGGTCTTGTCATCGAATTTGATGTAGTTACCGGCCGCATCACGGAAGCCTTCCCAGATGTAGTCCACATACTGGCGACGCACATCATCAACAGATCCAGCCTGAGCATCCGCCAGGGATGAGAGAGCAGATCCTTTGTTGAATACCGGGTCACGCCAGTTGAACTTAAAGCCGCTGTCGTGGATCGGCACCATGGTGCCATCGAAGGTGTAAGACTTCGCATCCAGCGCAGCACCAATCTGACCGGACATAGAAGTATGCGCCCAGCCACGGCCGCCGGTGCGAGCGTATTCGTACACAGACTCTTCCAGTCGAACAGAGCGAGATAGAGGCATAAGGTCGTTCAGCAACGTGAATTCGGTGTTCGGTTCGAATTGCTTCAGCACAGTCTGGTCATAGGCCTTGTACAGTCGGCGGATGTCGTCGACTGCGTTTACCGCATCCAGGACCGGGGCATTCGCAGCCTCGCCGCGAACGCGGGTACGAGCAATAAAGTCTGCCACGGCCTGAGCGCTGGAATTACGAGCGAATGTCAGTTCATTGAACTGAGCCATGTTGGCTTCGAGGTTCCCGGTTTCGGTCGCCTGCTTAGTGGAGAATACAAACATTCAGGTGCTCCTTATTTAATGACCACGCGCAGGAGGTCACCTGCCGTTGCAATGGTGTATGAGCGGTCTTCTTCTACGTAGCAGCGGACTGATTCATCAGTGCCGACAGCTTTAACGCGGCCGTTGGCCACAGAGAGTGGCTGCCCTTTTGTGTAAGTGCCTGCTGCAGCGGGAACGTTGAAGAAAACGCCTGGGGTTGGGTGGAAAGCAACAACCCAGTCGCCAGCCTTGATGACGTCGTCTACGGTTTTGCAACGCAGGTAGTCATAGTTGGCTACGTAGAGAATCGCAGCTTCATTGCCATCCACGGAGGCGGTGAATTTCTTCGTGGTGTTGTCGAAGAAACCAATCGTACCGGGAGGCGTATCAGCGGCTGCAGCACCTTCACGGTGAAGTTGTGGGTTCGCGAAGATACCCCCCGCGTGAATTACATGTTTTCCGTCTTTAGCCATTTTTTTACTCCGGCATTTCGCTGACTGATTGAGAGGAATTGACCTGGCGGAATGCACCATTCAGGCCGAAGGATGTCTGGCACTTGGCGTACATGGCGTCGAGCGCCTTGCCGTCCAGATCTGCGACTTCTTCATCGCTCATGTTCATCGCCAGCTTCACAGCCGCGCGCTTTTCGCCTTTCTCTTTGTCGGCGTTCGCGTTCAGGCTGTTGAAAACGACGTCCACACGATCGGCAAGTTTCTGCGCCCACGCTGGCATCTCTTCGTTATTGGTGGCCTGCTCTTTTTTCTTGGGCTTGCCGGTTTCCGGGTCGATTTCTTCATCGCCTTTTTTCTTGGCGGTGGCTTCTTCGGCCTTCATCTGGTTGTATGCGTCCATCAGCTCGGCGTCGGACTTGCCTTCAGTCGGCTTACCAGCGGCTTGCAGCGCATTGATAATCAGTTCTTTCATCGGATCGTTCTCTCCGTTGGTTTTAATCT